GTCTAAGTAGCCACTTCTGAATAAAGTTTAGGCGTTCTAATTTAGCGTTGAACAGTATCTCAGATATGTCTTTGAGGTCTTTTTGCTTGGTCATTTGCTATTAGGTTATCACTATTTTTGAATGCCGTAATGCGCTACTAAGTAGTTTTGGCCGTTACAATCGCTAATACCGATACCGATTTCTTTATAATCACCGACGATATTCTCCAGGTGAGTTGGGCTATTTATTAGAGCCTTAAAAGCTAGTTCTTGGGTAGCGTAACCTTTGGCTAGATTTTCGCCAGCGTGTTCATATTTATAACCAGTTGCCTGTATAAAACTATAGAACTCTCGGCCTTGGCTGTCTGTGTGCGACCAGTTGCCGGATTTACATAGGTCATCGGCTTTTGCTTGGGCTGATTTCATTAGTTGACTGTTGATAGATAGCTTTGTAAGCTGTTTAGAAGCCCTGTAATCGTTTCCAAGTTCTAAGACGGTTTGTTCATCGGCATTTATACTAATGCTGTCTATACGCTGTGCTGGGGCTATCGTTTTAGTCGGAGTTAAAATATAACCAACTAATATAGCAATGATAATTACTAATGTGATGGTTATAATTTTGTGAGTGATTTGTTTCATACCCTAATAACAAGACCATACTTCTGGCGGGGTTTGCCCTTTGGGGACTTCGTAACCACTTACCAGATGACAACCTTTTGGAGTCTCTAAATACTGATAGTGACTAGCTATAGCAAAGTAAGATAACATCACAACTAGAGCTGTTAGTAATACGATATAGGTTTTTTTCATTTTATAACTCGCTTTCGATATGATTATTATTTTATATTCGTTTCATATCTAAGTCACATTGTACGCTAATGCTTAGGAATATGCAAGCATAAATGGTATTAGTAAGGGGGTCAGCTGGAGTTATAAGTACATTCCCTATGTGGAGTAAGGGTCATGCCGCAACTTATTAGTCGTCGCCATCCTCTGACCTTATCCCTTATTGATACCATTTATGATGTTAAGTTACTTGATTGTGCGCTTCTTTATTCGACTCTTTACGTCTCTTAGATTTAGATCATATTCAAATGTCAGGTTAAACTTTTCAAGTGTACTAATGTAATACTCCTCTTTAGTTGAATGTATTTGTTGTGTTGGTGTCTGTTTATAATTATATCACTAAGCTTTTGGGCGTTTAACCCTGCCGCCTTTATAACCAGCGATACTTGGGTATTCCCTACGGCTGACTTTACCACCAGCAGCACCGGCAACGCTAGGGTCTACTTTGCCATGCCCAAACTTGTATCCAGATGATTTAGCGCCGCCCTTAGCTGCGATTTCTCGTAGGTGGGCTTTCCATAATTCTTCACTGCCGTACTTGGCAATCATTGTTTCTTTGTAGCTCATACTTACCTCTTATTATCTTCCATTAAATTGATCACGTTCATCACTTCTTCTTCCGGCCAGCCCATATAGTCAGAGATTTGCAGGGCTATACGCTTGTTGTATTTCTTAATAGCCACTCTTATTTTTAATTTTGTTAGTATCTGCATTGATTTATCCTCTGTAATCTTTCTACGTGATATTTTATGTGCTTGTCGGAACGTCGGTCTAGTTCAAGGCTGATTGCGTCTATGCTGTAACATAGAAGTTCATCGCTAAGGCTTTTTATCCTGTTGTCAATTAGTTTCATATTTTTTCTTATGGTTTCTGTTTCGGCTGTGTCGGGCATTATTCATATCGCCTTTCTTGTTTTAGTGGCTCTACGGCTATTAGGGTGGCCTGTGTAGGCTGTTTAGGGTGATAAACGTATAAGTTCACACCTTTGCGGCCATCGGGGTCTGGTAGACACTCAATCGTTTCACCGTATGTGTGGCGTAATTCGTAGATTCTACCAACGTACTGTAGCAAATGATAATCGGTTGCAAGTTCGTAGTTGAATATCTGGCCACGCCTTTTGAACTCTTTTAGTAGTTCCGTTGCCTGGCTCATTACTCAGCCCCACTGAAATCTTCGTCATCACTATCACCTTTGCGAGCAAGGTAATACTTCTCGATGTCGGCAAAGTCGATTGCGTCTAATAGTTCACTAACTATAAACTCAGGTACGATGTCGGAAGCGTCTACGTCTTTAATAGTTACTTGTACATCGTCAACTGTTCCGAATAAGCGTTGACCTGTTACTTCCTCTATAACTACGTCGTTTGTATAAACCTGTATTGTGCTACTCATTTTTGTAATCCTTTCTACTTATTACTAAGTAAGATTGTACGCTAATGCTTGAGTATATGCAAGCCTATCGATCTTCTTTTATATTAGCTCGTAGAAGTTGTTCGGTTCGTAAACTGTTTTCTATAGTAATCTGCAAGTTGATTGCTATATCGTTTTTGCCAGATAATTCTACATTTTCCCCGATTATCCGCTCTACTTCTTTTTGATGAGCTAGTAAAATAGCTTGCTTGGCGTCTGATGTGTCTAATGTGAAACCTGTCTTACTGTCGCCATTTATAGTGATAGCAAATGTTTTTAGTATCTTATCTAAACGTTTATCTATATCGTCTGTCATAACAGGGGTGATAAAATCTTCTTTAGTTAGTTCTGCACCATTTTGTCGTGCATATTCATCAACATCGTCTTGTGTCCCACCTTTATTTAGAATATCGTCATCACTCATTATCACTACCTCACTTATCCTCTACCTTAAACTTTTTAACCATGTTTCGTATTCTGGTGGGAATGAACCTTGGGTTTCCCTCAGCTTCGTAGGGCAACGCACACGCCTTATTCTTTCTGATGAAACTTACCATCTCACCATCGTTAGGAAAATCCCACGCATTGGTTTTGTTATCTAAAAGGATGTTGCCTGTGTCGGTTCTTTTTATCTTGAATATATGCCCTATCAACGTAACGCTTCCATCTTTTGCGACAAGTGATGTCGGCAAATACCATACTCGTTCATATATAACTGTTGATTTGCTCATTACTTCATATTCCTTTCTTTCTTATCGTCTGTATTGACTAAGGTCATAACTTATTTATCCTTCAGAATATAAGTTGCACCGTCAATCACAATTTCTTTAGGGTGGGTAGCTTTTTCTTCTGCTGGTTCAATATCGTTAATCTCGTAGTCACCCAATACATATTGTGTTTTCCAGTAATCATTACCCATTTGGTCTTCAATTCTGGTAATCTTTTCTGTATCATCACCGCCGATGAACCAACCTTTATTAAATGCTTTCTTTGCAGAGACCCGAGCATCGCCATAGACCCAAGCATTGCCATAGACCTGAGCATTGCCATAGACCCAAGCATTGCCAGAGACCCGAGCATCTCCAGAGACCTGAGCATCTCCAGAGACCCGAGCATCTCCAGAGACCTGAGCATCTCCAGAGACCTGAGCATCGCCAGAGACCCGAGCATTGCCATAGACCTGAGCATTGCCAGAGACCCAAGCATCGCCCTCATTAGATAGGTTTTCTGCTTTTTCTACATAACCGCCCTTGTCGCCTTTTTCTACATCACCAAATGATGCGGTTGCCTCAATGCGGAATAACTTACCGCCCCAAAATGTTATGAACTCGTCTGTTAGTTTGAACTTAATATATTCTTTACTCATTTTATACCCCTTACTTTCTTATCGTCTGTATTAACTAAGGTCATAATTGCTCACTTTCCATAATCTTTTTAACCACATCTATAACATCTCTATCGTGTATTTTATATTCGCCAATTCCTTCAAAGATATTATCAACTTTTCTAGTAGTAAATGGCTGTGTATAGACTTGATATTCTTTTATTGGATTAGAACTATAAAAAGATGTTTGTTCTTTATTCGGATATGCTAACGCCCAATTTTGCTCTATTAAATGTTCTGTATTATTAGAAAGTAACCCATTCATTTCATTTCTATATTTCAAGAGGAGTTTATTTGCTTTCTTCATTATGTATTCATCCAATAGTACAGTACATATATGCTCACAACTTATAGCATAGTAGTGTTTTGGATTACGCTTAATTTCTGGTATATCTACTACAGTCTTAGGTTTGGTCATATTATTTACTACTTTCTTTTAGACGGTTACGTTGTTCTGCTCGGAGTTGATTACGTCTATCAACTCGATCAGGTAATAACCCATTTTCTGTCTGTGGTTCATCTTCACCGATTATTATCCACTCTACATCTGATTTTAGAATATAATCGCCACTCATGGTTATCTCATTTACGCCACATTTATATCCAAAATCGTAATTAAACTTTTCTGCTTCATCAACGGAATTGTCTGATTCTGATTTTAGAATATAGTTAGATTGAACGTAGGCAATAATGTCATCGACTACTTGCTTTGTATCAAATAACTCAATATCCTCATAATCACTACAACCATCTTCGGTCATATCGTTATCTGTAAATGCTTTTTTGATTGCTTTGGATAGCTCATTACTATCTTCTGTCATAACTGCTCCTATAATAAAACCTTGCTCAATAGCCGTATCAATATGACACCACAATACAATAATCTTATGGTCTTCGGTGTATAAACCAGCTGTCTGATATGGAGTGCTAGATAAATGTTTTAGTTTAGTACCAACTTCGGCATTGACTAGAGGCTTTAAGACTTCATAAGTTTTGCCCATCTTGCTCTCCTTTGTTTGTTCGTTAATAGTCATTACTTATTCTCCAATCCTATACTTATATGACTTATTGTTGTTACTAAGTATGTTTTGCCACCTGAGTTTCTTACTTCACAGGGGAACCATTTAGATAAACTTATAAGTCCTTGACCGCCAATATCAGTCCATACTTCAATCGGTATATGCTTTACCACTGGTTTACGGATAGTAAGGGTGCTTAGACTTTCCTCGGCTCGTCTGACCATTGATTCCATCCAGTTTTCTTTGATTATTTGTACACCTAGTTTCATTACTTGCACTCCCATAAATTAGTTAGTCCGTCTGCGAACATTGCTGCTGTTACGTTTGCGTTAGCCACAGGATCAAGAACGCTTGCACCGGCATATCCGTATTTCTCGGCTCTTGCTGACCAGTAACCACTAATGTGTTGGAATAGTCCGCTAGGGTTTCCGTTCTCGTAATAGTCATAATTCACACTATTAGGGTTTAGGGTGCTTTCGCAACGTGCTACGCTGACAAAATAGTCCTCGCTGATACCATACTTGTTAGCTGCTGCACGTACTATGCCCTCTATACCGCCTGTGGCTTGCGTAGTTGCGTTCTGTGGCGTGATAGGTACAAAGACGGTTTGTTCTGCCACTTCGTCTTTTGGGTTAGCCTGTGGCGTTACGATTGGCTCGGCTAAGTCAATCTGTGTTATTTTACTACTGTCATTAAGGCTTTGATGTCTTGTACTCGGATGATCGCCTTTTGGTCAATGTCGGCTGTACTTTGGCGTTGATTGTATTGTCCGAGGTTATAAAATACACCGGCAGTTAATAGTATGATTGCGCTAATAACTAAAGCTTTGATTAAGCTTTTGACTTTGATCGTTCGTGGTTGCTTGTTGGCTTTTACTTGAGCTTTTGCGTCTTTTACGATGTTGTTTTTCATTTTAGTTTATTCCTTTTGTTTGATTTAATATCCAGATGAAATTGTCAAACCATATTACTAATGTGATTATTCCGATAATCGTTAGTGATATTAGCAGCCAGTTGTCTTTTAATAGTTTGTTGTATCGGTACATTCAGTTCTCCTATTTGATAGTTATGAACTTGATTTTATTTGGTTGATCGTAGCGTTTGATTGCTAGAATACTCATGTTTGTTTCTCCTTTTTGTTTTGTATTAAGCGTATGTGGCTGACGAGGAAGGCACTTGCACCCTTCGTAATAGCTTATAACTGCTCGAGCCGTTATTACCATCTCGCCAGTCAGCTACGCTTAATTGTTAATGTGGTGCGATTTACCTTGTAGCGTACGGTGTGAGGCTCTAATCATCTCATCGCTTTTGGTTCGGTAACCCAGTTCTACTGTGGTTATGTGAACATCTTAGCATACGCTAATGCTTTCGTCAATAACATTAGATAGTAGAGTTATCCACAAGCTCGGTATAATAGTCAATTCTATCTTGTAGTTCGCAGGTTGGTATCTTTAATGCTGTGTTGGATTGCTCTATTAAATATGCCCAATTCTCTGGGAACGTCTGTATGTACCAGTGGCTAGATAATGCAGGATCGCCATGCCAAAATTGACGATGACAATGGAAACAAAGAACTTTCATATTACGTGGTTCAAATTGCATATTAGAGTGTGCGCCCACTGATAGAATATGTGAGGCGTGGCAGTTAGAGCCTTCAACTTTTTTATGGCAATGCTGGCAGGTGTAGTTGTCTCGCTGTTTGATATAGGTTTTAACGGCCAGTTCTAGCTTCTTTTTTAGTTTATCTCGGTCTGATTTTTTACGTCTAGGCTTACTAGGCTTTAGTTTTATTGGTGTACGTTTGATGGGAGTTTTAGGGGCTTGTGAACAAAATGTTTTGTAGTGTTTGCCGCCACATATTTTGCATTTAGGCTCTTTCATAATAGATTCCTGAATATATGTTTGATTACTTCAACTGTCCAACCATTACCTAGCATACGATAGCGTTGGGTATTTGATACCCCCTCTGTATATCCATCGGGTACTGTCTGTAGTCTTTCGCACTCTAGTGGTGTTAATTTACGCCAAGTAATATCTGGTTGCACTATCCCATATTCATAATTAGCAGATGTTAAGCAATTTGATTTGTATTGCATTAGACGACCACGCCTAGTCTTACTGTTAGGGAATGTCAGGTCTAACCCCTCGCCAACTCCAGCCTCGGCATACCCTTTTTTAGTAGCCTCATAGACTGCTATTTTTGGTTCTCTGTGTCCACCGCCCATTGTTGTTAATGTTGGGGATTTACCCTCTGGGCTATAAACTCGCTTAATACTATCATGTCCCTTAATATCGGCTTCGCCTACTTTAATACATAGGCTATCTTTTTGAACTGTAGTAATTGAGTTGGCTCGTTGCGTCCCCTGTACCTCAAGTTGCTGTTCTGTCTTGCCGTCTTGATTATATCGTCCACGAATAGCACCACCAGTTACAAGATAGTTGCGTTTTGAACTTTGATGAGTGCCGCCAATCTTGCCACCCTTAAAATAGTTAGCGTCAATAGTTCTAGCCTTTGTTTCGGTTATATCCCCACTTTCAATAATGTCTTTTAGTAAAATACCTAAGTCATCAGGCTGTTGCAATTCGGCTATGTTTGTCCAGTAATACCTAACCCTATTCTGAGCTGACACAAGAGCTGAGTTAATCTTAACTGGTTGAACTCCGATGTACTCAGATATAACATCAAGGTATTCTTTTTTCATTCTTACATTTTCTAATAGAAACTTTGCTTTATGGTTGTGCTGCTTAACATGATTTACTATATCAATGAAATCAAAGAATAATTTAGATCGTGGGTCATCAAAGGCTAACTGTTTACCGGCAAAACTAAAGCCCTGACAAGGACTACCACCAAAAACTAAATCTATACTTAACCAGTCAATATCCCATTCACGCCACTTTGTAATATCACCTAATTGAATAGTGCTAGGGTGGTTTTTCTGTGTGATTTGAATAGAATATTTGTCTATCTCACTAGCATAGTATTTTTCAATCGGTATATTTAATTGCCTGAGTGCAATTTGACCACAACTCATCCCATCGAACAAACTTAATACATTCATCTTGTTTATTTTATCTCCTATTAGTTAGTATCGTCTAGTTTGTGGACTTCATCTAGCACTCTAGCTTTGAACACTTGCATTTGCTTTCTATAAAAGATGTTCCATAGTTCTTTATCCTCGGTGCGATTGCCACGAGCCTTATAAAGTACCCATAGAGCATCTCTTAATTGGACTGATTGCGATTTAGATATATCGGTCTCTATTTCCTCATCAGGTATATCTTCGTTAGTTAAACTTCGTTCGGCAAATAATAGGTAGCCGACTGATTGGAATAGTTTATCCATTTCGCCAAAGTCGGCGTTAGATACTTCAAGTAATGAGTTAAACCGGAACGAAACCGAACGATCCTTTTTGCGAGTAATACCCTCAAGCGTTGCCGGCACTTCGATTGGGGTCTGCTTTAAGTCCATTTAGAAAGGCGACCATACTACTAAAATAGCAGTTCTTTGGCCGTCTACATCGTCTGTAACGTGAGCAATATAATAAGCCTTACTATTTATGTAGATAAGTTCTGGTGGTATATCGCCACCTTTATATATCTTTAGCTCTGGGTAGTCGGGTTGCGTCATCTCGGCTAGGTCTCGTGCTAACTCTGGGTTGTAATCTTGGTCGTGATGGTCGTTCATTTGAATGGTACTTCCTCTTTTTTAGATTTTTCAGCTTTCATCATCTCACGAAAGTTAGTTAATAGTGATTTAGCATCATTGCTATTATTTAGTTTAGCTATTCTTTTATCAAGTGTTGCTATGTCGTAACCTAGTTGGATACCGACGGCTGTTATTTCTTTTAATTGCTTGTCTCGTTCGTCATAAGACCATTCAGGGTTAGTCTCGGTCTTAGTAACTTCTACCTTAGCGCCTTTTGGCAATGCCCAGCTAGGTAGTTGTGGGCGTTCAAAATAATATTTGCCAAAGTCTTTACTATAGCCAGATATGTAATTATCGTGGTCTGGTGCTTTGCCGTCTTGTGGCTTAACGAATGTTGCCTCAAGTCCGTATAGATAACGGCCAATACCCCATTGCGCTCCAGCACGTTTCATAGCGTTGCTAAGCCCACCTTTAGTAGCCTCAATATTAGTCTTATCAGCGCCATCATATTTAACAATCCATTCATCACCTATTTTAGCTTTAATGCCACAAATTATTCCGCCATCAGGTAACGGTTGATATTCGTTCTGCCAACCGGCAATACCAAATACTTTATCTAGTCTACCCATGATTGCTCGATTATCTATATAGGCTAAAACCATAGCCCATTTTTTACCATTGGCTTCACCAGCCTGTTGAACTCGCCATTCAATATCCTGTGGATCAAACGGTTCTGATAACTGTTCTGCTATTTCTTTTACTTGTGCCATTTGTTAATCCTTTCATTACTGTTCTACTGGGTATAATTGTACGCTAATGGTTGATATATTGCAAGCCTTTTATGTGATTGATTTTATAGGCTCAAAATGGTAATATATAGATATATAGAACTTAGCAGTAACTCTTGCCCCAGGGCGATCGTTAATCCAATCTACTGTCTGCTAAGTTCTATTTTATTGTCTTGTAAAACCCAACCATAAGTATTACCATAATATTAGTACAGAAACACCCGATGTAGAGATATTTAGGACACGCCTGTAAGCACCTTACATAACCACCTTAGTGTGTGTAGCCCCAATTACATTACTGTTTAGGGGCTACTTTTATTTGTTCGCAAGTTATACACAACGTAATTATGCTTTGTACTTTACGTGCGTATCAATATAGGTATATAGTTGTCAGTAACTGAATGTTAGTTTTATCGAAAGAAATTAACAAACAGGTTGGGAATATAAACAAGCAGAGAAAAAGACCCTTTCGGGCCTCAATCAATGTAGTTTTATCGAATTACTATCTATAGTAACTCATATGAACAATATTCGCAATAGTATTGAGGAGTCGCTGACCATTGCCTGTAAGTGATACTATAAAATAACTTACTAAAATGGCTCAACGTTTTAGGCTATCGTAAAGCTTGCATTGAACTGATGAATGTAAACAATCACGTACTTTAACATCTGATTTAATCAATTTAATTAGTAAACTATTTTTTAATATCCTTTTAAGGCTTAAAGCACAGCGAACTGACGATCAAGATTAAAACTGACTACCTAGTAATCCTAATATCAGGTATTGCTTTATTATCTACTCCTCTACTAGCCGGTTACACAAAAAAAGAGGGGTCGCTTATAGTACCTAAAAATAACAAAAGAAATAAGAAAAGAGGTTATATGACACAACTATCAGATATAGACCGACGCATAAACAATGTTGGGCGTTCACTCAGTCCGATATTAAACCTAGGCGTAATAGCGAAACGTAACCGTAAAATAGAACTTGATAGATTATCAGCCGATTCATTAAAACGAATCCAAGCTAGATATAGCAAACCTAATATTCATAAACAGGTCTTTGTGATTGACGGAGCGTTGCACCTAGTACCGTTTATAGCACCCACGACCTCACACAAGCTCACAGGTGGCGTGATAATCAAATAGTAGACTAGTTATACCAAGTAAATAAATAAGCCTCGTAATGGGGCTTATTTATTTGTATTGTTATACCTGAGTTTTTGTAAGGTAATTACTCCTCTTTGTCCTCAGTCTTGCCGATACCATCTCTGCAGGTCAGATACCGATTACCTAGAGCATTACAGCTTCAGGGCGTACATCTATTATACTAGTCTGTCATCTCAATATCAAGCTCACCTGCACGCACTCTCTGCATAATTTCAAATGAGACTTCGGCTAGTTCACGTTTAAGTCTATCGGCTCGTTCTTTATGGCAAGGTATTTCAAGTAAAGTGATTAGTTCGTTATTCCGATTAACTAAAACTTCTGGGCTTATCTCAGTATAACTTATTTCCATGTTTGATCGTGTCATTTCAACTCCTAATTCCATCTACTATTTATTATAAAATCACAGTCTTTTTTACAGGCCAACAGCCTTTCATCTGTTATAGGTATCTGGGCATAACCACCGATAGCAACGTATCCCATCTGTTCACGTTTTTTTCTTGACATACGCCTAGAGAAACACTCGCCATTTAGTTGCGCTCGCTCAATTTCTTCATAGGCTTGGGCTGGGGTTGGCATTTTAGGTTGGGAGAATGTATCGTGTAGGCTTTGGTGTTCATCCATGTACATTGGTTCTTGTAAGCATTTGAGGTCTCTAAAACATATAAAAAGAGCGCCCTTGCCGACGACTCTGTATATTCTCTCAATCCATTGTAGATGATTTATGTTTGTTTGACGTTCTGGGTCAGTTGGTTCACTATAGCCCAATTCGTAACTGGACAGAGCTACTCCGTACTCATTGACGGGGTAACTCATATCCGACATAAGTCAGAACCTAATATCCGATGGGTTAGTTACTACGTGATTAACAGCCCCAAGTGCCATGCGATAGCTTAGACAACTCCCTGCGACACATTTTTGGTCTGGGGTTAGATTGTCGTAACGGTCTAGGTAGTCTCTAAAATCTGCATAGCGACTACGTGTTTCCATTTCAACGTGATGGGCTTGTTCAGGAGTGCCGGTAAGTTTCAAAGCGACAAGTTCGGTAAAGGGTAGACTTTGAAGTTCTCGTTCCATATTAGTCTCTGGGGTCTTCACCACCGTCTAAATAAGCCTGATATTCGTCAGCTTTTTTCTTACAAATATAACAGTCATTGTGGGCATCTCTAGCGACCATCTCGGTAGCAATCATACCTAATACCCCAGTCATATTAACGTATTGGTGGTCTTTTTCTGGCAGTAAGGCGATTTCCTCTAGGAGGGTTTGACCGATACGTTCCATTACTTAATCAACGATGCTGAGTTTTTATTTCCAGTAAGTGATGAAGCAATACTTGTCAAAATTGATATAACAGCAGCTATAAAAGCTACTCCTAATACAGGTATCCAATTAACCTCTAGTAACTCTTCACCCATAGTTGGGGCTACGACTAATACTAAAGCTACTATTGTCTGTGCAAAGGTCTTGATTGCACGTTCCAAAGCATCGATTAAAAATGTTTTTGTGAACATATTATGCTCCTACTACTAATGCGATACCAGCGACAAAAGCCGAGATACCAGCGATTAATGCTGTGTAAGGTAGTGAAAAGACTAGACTTGCACCGATTGATATTAGAAAAATGACCATTGAAATCTTATAGACCATTCTATTTTCTCCAACTGGTAAGAAACTTACCGATTATAATAAATAGGTTTTTCAACCACGAAGTGAATTGAGTGTTATCTTCTACGATAGCATCGGCTTTAGCCTTCTCGGCTGCAATACGAGCCGTCTCAGCGTCTTTAGCGTCTTGAATGGCTTTGGCATCAGCTATAGCTTTTAATCTAGCTACTTCAGCAAGTCTGGCAATCTCTTGGAGGCGTGTTATCTCAGCTAATCTTGTGACTTCGGCTAGTCTAGCAGCCTCTTTATCAGCGGTTAGTTTGGCTAAGATTGCAGCAGCTTTATTGGAAAGTAGTGTTTTGCGTTCGCCAGAGGCTAGTAGGTCAGCTTTAACAAAGTCATACGTATAATGACCGACGAAGTGAGTTAGACCAGCAACATCAGGTGACCTCTCTAAGATTGTCTGATAAAGTTCATTTACTTGGGCTGTGGTAACCATTGGCGTAGCGTTCTCTACTACTCGGACTGTTCCAACAAACTCACTCCAGCCTAAGTAATGACAACCACCGTTATATCTTCCATAAATAGCGATTAAGTCATTAAGGTTAGGGTGTAGATAACCTTGTGGGTGAGAGCCACCTTGAGTTGAAGATGCTACCATACCATCATCTAATGAGATAGCCACGTGACCTTGTGGTACGTTACCAAGCGAGAAGTAAACTGGTACAGTCTTACCGACTGGTGGCAGGTCGTAGTGATTGCCATTTCCGTAATTATCATTCCAGGCATTAGTAGCATCTGGGTCTGGGTGGTCTGTTCCGAAAGCGTCTTGCACGTATTTAAGACACCAGCCACCGACATAAGGTACTCGCCAGTTTGCATCTCTCAATTGTTTCCAAGCCATCGTTTACTCCTTTATATTGTTATAGTTAAATCAACAGGGTTCAAACATTCAGCCCATTTTGGAAGTTTATATAAATCTATATAGGCTGTATTTGGTTGACTAGGTAGTTTCCACGCTATAAAGTTAGTTTTAACCGTTGTAACGAGCCGTGTAACGCATTGTAGTTGTGGAGTTTCACCGTTAGCACCCTTTAGGCCAGTCAGCCCTTGTGGGCCAATACACGCCCCTTTATCGCAGTAACCAGTAACAGCTAGTTGAACGTCGGCAGGTGTGGCATTTAAGCCAGCGACTCCTTGACAGGCATTATTACCACAGAATTGCGAGACAGCCGCAAATACAACAGCTTGAGTTGGTATCTGCCCGACACAAGTGCCAGTCGTAGCACAGTAATCTGCCACAGATTGAGCTATCTCAGCAGGGGTTGGACTGCGACCAGTTGCACCAGTATCACCAGTTGCACCCTTATCACCGTCTACGGCAGGGACAGTAGTAACACCAGTAACGTACGGCTTACCCTCAGAGCGAAGTTTATCAATCGTAATGTTATTTATGTAAATAACCCAACCTAAAAACAGGAAGAATAAAATTACTAGTATTGGTATGATTATTTTTCTAAACTTTTTCATAATTTACCTGAGTTCGTTATGTATTGCCAGACTAGATTAATTAACAACCCACCAACTAGCAGAGCCATAGAATAACCAAACTTTTTTAAGTTACCAATCGTAGTTTTAAGATTGGTAACATCTGTACAAATGATTGCCATAGCTTTTTCCGAGGCAGTGACGGCATCTTGTAATTCAGCATGATGGTCAGCCCTAGTAATATAAGCCTGAGTAAAAGTATTTGTATTAGTTACGTATAATTCTCTAAAAGCATCAATCTTATCTGCGACAGCTTGTAGTTCGTAACCTTTGACAGGCTCTTCTAGCTCTTTTTGACTTTTAGATGATACCATCTAGTTGTTTCCTTTTGTTTTATATGGTGTCATTAAGCACCAATTGCTATCCATGAGTAGCCATATCGTTTATTTACATCAGTGTTATTAGCTGCACGAGTTTCCATATCTAAGCGGAATCCGCCAGTGGCGACAGCACTCGTTTCAATTATCATATCGGCTGGACTAGTAAGGTCACTTATAAGAGTCGGGTTAGTAGTAAGACGAGAGCCAACATTGCTACAGATAACTATTGGCGCAACAGTAAAAGGTGTAGAGAATGAGATATTCTCTCCGGCATAAGATACCCCGCCAGTGCCTAGTATCCATCCCCAGCCAGTCTCTATCCTAGCTCCAGTAAGTGTGGTATTAGTCGTGTCGTTTTGCCTTTGAACTTTATAACTAGTGAGTTTATCGCCAGTTATCCCACCTGCTAGGGCTGTATTAGTTACTCCACCAGCAGAAAGTAAATAAGCTTTCAAGGTATCAACAGGGGTAATAACCGTAGCACCATCTGTATTAACAGTTAAAAGCTTGTCGGTTCCGATTGTTACTGTGTCATCTGGATATGTGTTAATTACTGCTATGACGTTATCCTCTTTCTTATTAAATAATCTGGGTTTCTTAGCTTATTGTCATTATGCGCTTAGGGTATCACAAAATTATTAAGTTGGGGTTGTACCGACGTTAGCAATTTGCTCTGACAATATAGCTCGTTTCAAGTCCTCTAGCCGTTTAGCTTCACCTGGGATTACCATATCGAGGTCAAGATTGACGCTATGTTTTTTACGATCAATCCCAACAATCTGTAAAACTAACGTATCTGCGAACGTGCCGAAGTTCTTAAAGTCCACCATCTGCCCTAGTTTTATGGTTTCAATATCATAAACGGCATCAGTAATAACGACAGATGTTCGCCAGCGAGCCGTTTTGAACTCGGCTATTTTTCTATTACTAAGAATGGAAGCTGATGTATCTACAATGACACGACTATCTGATAGTATTTCTAAGCCAGGTCTTAGTGAACTTACACTCGCAGTATCTTCGTAATACTTAAACAAACTTACGCCTGGGGTAGTTTCGCCACCAACAAAATAGACCTTGTTAATTAGTTGTGTGATTGACTTCTTAAGCTTTAATTGAGTGATATGTTTCTCATAATAGAATGTATGATGAGCCGTAACAGCTTTTTGTAGTTCGTATTGAACATTTTCGCCAGGGTGAACATAGTGATAATAACCACTAGGTAACAGGTCAACTGTCTTATCAATTGAGGCTCTAGTTGTTTGCAGGTTGAACTCGTAAGGGGCTTGTTCACCAGATAACGGCATTGACTCGGCTGTGTAGGTTATTACACCACCTTGAGCGATATAGTTATCCATTGCATTACGTGCCATCACAATAGGGTCGGTTAACCCATAATTTACAGTCGTAGCCGTACCGGACTTGAAAATGTAATGGCTCATTTCAGTTGCAAACGGAGCAATAACTACATCTACACCAGTAACATCACCATAAGTCAAATCATAATCAGCAATATAACCTGTGTAAACTCGTTTACCGTTTGGATTACCGTATCCAGTTAAGATGACATTTGATAGATTGTCTAAAATATCGTTACCGTTTTTATCTTTTAAGGCTTCGTATCCGCCATAAAAACAATAGACTTCGACGTTTAGATTTTCTCTAATATCAGTACCCTCACCGACAGAGTTTTCTGTTTCAGTTGATACATAAATAATAGTTGAACTACTATCAAGAATATCATTACCGTTCTTATCTTTTAAGGCTTCAAGTTTAGCAATACGGTTATCTGGCGCACGGCCAATCATTACATTTAACTCAGTGGCATTCTCATTGACTCGTTGTGAGTAACTAAAGTCTGATTTGACATCTTGCCACGTACTTATGTAATTACCAGCTTCATCAAAGACTCGATACTCATATTCTTTTTGAGGTAGTGATTGGAAGGTCGTTGAAATGTATAGTGTGTCGCCACCGCCTGTCGGAGAACCACCGTTTGCTTCGTCAGAGAATATACCTGTTTGCGATTGGAAGTCTAATATTAGGGTGTCAGCTCCGCTGGACAGGTCTGAAAATATGAGTGTATGCGACTCGAGCGTTGTTGTAATGAGATTTGTTTTTGTAACTGTGTTGTTACCACCCTCATTAGTAGCGGTTAGAGATACAGTAAATTGGCCAACAGTTGCGTAAGCGTGTGTCGGATTTTTAAGCGTTGAGGTCGTGCCATCGCCAAAATCCCATAGCCATGATGTTGGAACATTAGTTGAAGTGTCAGCAAAAGTAACCGATTGGCCAGCGTTTAGCGAGTTTGGCGTAGAAGTGAAACTCGCGACTGTAGCTGGTGGCGTATAGTTGACTGTGAGGGTTGGGGCGTAAGATGCGCCTTGATCGGCTGTATAAAAACTAAAACCTGATCTAGCTCCAGATACCCATTGAGGGAACGCCACTTTTAAGCCAAATGATGTAGTTCCGCCGGTATTTATCCTATAAAAGTCTTTACTCGGTAGATTTGATGTATGATAAGTACCCACATTGATATAATTATATGATGCGAAATAAACTGATCCATTAAGACTATTCACTTTAGGATAGTCGGAGCTGATAAGATTATCAAAAGATGATGGTGTGACACTAACCAAATATGCAGCTATATCACTCATACCATTAACTTTTGACTCACAGTAAAGACTTACAGCGGCGTTCGTAATAGTCGAACCGATAGGTATAGATGTAGTATCGAAGCACATTATAATATGATGTAACTCGTTAAATTGGCTAGGTACACTAGATGCCAGTAATTCAACTCGCATGATATTATCGGATACTATAGCTCCTGAACCAGCACCAACAGCAAGGGCATTAGCAGGCAACCCATCTGGATAGGAGCTTCCATATACTTCCCCATCTACAGGAAAGTTAGCTCCAGCGCCAGTTTTAGTTATTAGTTGAACCATAGTCTACGCATTCAGACTAAAGTCAAAGGTTACCTTTAATTCATTGGTTGAGAGGTCGGCTGTAAATGATGGGGTTATAAGTTTCTCGGTTATTAAAGTAGCCCCTGAGTAAACACCATAAGCTACGATTGTAGTAGTTGGTAGATTAGTGAAAGTTACTTGAGCCGAGGTTATCTTTTTGACACTGGCACTAGCAAATGTCAAAGTCTGAGCGACGTATCCACCACCAGTTACTTCAACACCTGCTGAACTTGGCAAGTTGCCAGTAAATAGTTTAAGTTTAATAACTCCACCTGTATAGGTAGTACCTTTGAATCCTGCTTCTAGTAATGAGTTGATGAATGGTGTTGTTGCTGACATATTATTCCTTTATAGATTACTTTGTTGATATGATGCACTAATTGAAACTGATCGACTGGTAAACGTATCGCCATAATATAACGAGCCTGTTCCTGGAGACCAAGTAGGCATACGACCACTCGGGACTGTCAGAACTCCGTTAATATATATCTGAAAGTTAGCCGAGTCGATTGAAAGTGTATCACCTGTTAACCAAGTCCGTTGTAAGGTTAGACCGATAAAGTCTTTAGCATTGCGGATGGTAACTGTTTTACTTGTACCACCGACTATAATGTTAAACGTCATCGTGATTAGTGGTCGAGCTGTAACTGAACCTAGAATTGTAAACGGAATAGTTGCTACTGGTAAAGTATTAGTCGTGTTGATTATCGTAGTACGGTCTGATTCAATCGAACTTCCTTTTGGTACGACGAACTCAAAGCTAAATGTTAAACGATTAAGACCATCAGGCTGTTTAAGGATTACGTTCTGTGGCGTAGCGATATAAGTTCGTTTAGCACCTGCGTGTGGCACGATTAGAGGGCGCTGTTGACGGTTTAGGGCTTGAGCTAACGTATCATACATATTTTGAGCGTCAGCCACGCTAGAGCCTGTGTAATAACCCTCAATGATAATAGGTTTAGTACCTAGCTGTGATTGAACCAGTAAAGCTCCATCTTCATTGGCTAAAGTCTCTAATTGGTTATTGCGAGATGGCAAAGTTAAATGGTCAAAATTAGTAATCACTAGCCCATGAGCTACAAAGTCAAAACTATCAAATGTGATACTTGTTATACCAGCCATACTAGACCCCAACTCCCAAACCGCCTAGTTCTTTCTGGGCATTTATTCTGTCAAAGTAACGGTCAACTGCACTAGCGTCATTAAGACTTATCGTGCCATACATATTAAAGATTGAATCTCCACCACTTTTTATATTAGGAAGTCCAGTTGATTGATTAACCCCACTTTGCGGTATGACGTACTCGCCTTTGTGAACAATACCGGCCACTTCGTTGGTTGAACCTCTACCAGTAAATCCACCAGTGGCGAACTTTGATTTGTTTATTCCTGGGCCTTGAGTGAACGTAGCTGTATAGGCGTTGATCTGTGCGCCGCCAGAACCGCCAGCTTTTTTAACGGCTGCTGCTGCTTTATTCGCATTGCTAGTTATATTACTGAAGCTTTGTCTAGTGGCATTATCGGCTTGCTGAGCAGCTGTTATTACTGCATCTTTGCCAGTTTGTGCGTCATTTTGTAGTTTGTTCCACCAGCCTAGTAATTCTTTTATAGCGATTAGTGCAGCAGTTATTACGATAGCCGGTACGATCAACGGAGTTCCGATAAGTGTACTTAGACCAACGTACGCAGTGCTGACAGTTCCGACAGCCGTTCCTACCCCACCAAGCGCAGTAACGATAGACCCAAAGGCTATCAACAATGGGCCAATAGCAGCGACTACTCCTGCGATAATCAACATAGCGTTCTGTTGTTCTGTTGAGAGCGACTGAAACCATGTTATGACCTTATTGCCGACTTCTAGTAACTTGATATATATAGGTAACAACTTTTCTCCAATGTCGGCCGCTAGTTGCTTAACTCGTTCGCCAGTCATTCTTGTTTGGTTAGCTGCACCGTCTGATGTCCTAATAAAATCACCTTGTGCGTTCTTAGTTACACTCAATATATAATTATACCTAAGTTGTACCTTTTCAGCCTGTGTCATTTCTTGAATTGTTTTAGTTATACCCTGTCTTTTAGCGAACTCCAATAGGTTTACTTCTGTCATCACGATACCCAGGCGTTTAAGCGATTCGGTTTCGCCAGTAAATACACCAGCTAAGGCTGTCTGAGCTTCTGAAAATTGTATGTTCTTGAATGATGCTAAGTCGCCACCTAATTGTGTAAGGCCTTTAGACATCTTAGCGGCTTCGTCAGTGTTTAACCCCATTGATGTACTCATATCACCGAATAGCGAAGCAGCGTCTAAGGCTGACTGTTGAGCTAATCCCATTGATTTAATTGAGGTTTTAGACCAGTCTTTTACATTTTTCGCTTGATCGCCAAAGGCAACATCTACCTTGTTTAGGGTTTCATTCAAGTCAGAGGCGGCTTTTATAGCTAAACCGAAGCCTGCGACTATCGGTAAAGTTACCATTGCGGTCATACTTTTGCCGATGTCTCGCATTTTACTTCCGACGGCTTCTATTCTGTCGCCTACTTGCGACATAACTTTACTGGCTTGGTCTTGTGCCTTGATTACAATCTGTAGGGTTTTATCATTCATAGTTTTATAAGTTTAGGGTATCACGAAATTAGTTATTTCTTCTGGCTATCAATCGAGCGTTTACCGATTAACAAAGTGATGAACCAGCTAGGTTGCTCAATATACTGTTGGTAAGTCCACCCAAAGGCATCGCAAATACGCACTACATCCATTCGTGAGCTTATTTGTTGGTTAGATTTAGGGAAGCGTAAGGTTTTGGAATAGTCGTCAATCTCTCGATTGTAGCGTTTAGCTAGGCTTTCTTGACCGTACTCGCTTTTGGGCTGTTTGTTTCGACTACTTCCTCAACGGCTTTTTGGATAGCGGCATAGTCGGCTGATCGTAACTCGCCTAGTTGTGTAGCGATATTATTAGTCTCGCCATCTATTGAGATAGTAAGTCGTTTAACATAAACCTCGGTACTTGCCATAACATTAGCTAGTGGGAACTTAACTGATTGCTCACTACCTGCAACGCCTGATTTTTGGTCAGCATTAACACCAAGGTAAAGTATATCCTCGGACTTTTCATCATCGTTACGAGTGGTGTAGTTTCGGATTACAACGGTCTTACCGCTTACTGGTAGTTTAATTTCTATTGTGTCCTGCATGGGAACTCCTTTTAATTTATTAAGCTATATAAGTGGCTTTTTTGTTGGTGAGTACAGCTGTGATGGCTTTAGCATCGGCTGGGCTGTAGTGGATTGTACCAGTCATTGTCTGTGTAAGTGGGCTGTCTAAGTCCTCTTTACGTGTCCAGTCTGTGATATTCATCTTAGGTGATGTGATAACAAGTTTAGGCTTTGCAGTAGTTCCGATAGTAACATCAGAGTTTAAGGCTGTGATTTGTAGAGCAAGGGCTGTGCCGTTCTTGTAAGCGTCTTGGAATATTGTATCGTTGTATCGGCAAGTCATTTCAAATGAAGCTTCGTAGCCCCGGCTAGTAATGCCAGCAGGGTCAGCACTTCCAGATTCCCAATCAATTTCAATGCTAGGGTCAACAGTTAGTGTGAATGATTCAACAGTCGTCTGAGCAGTTGCACCAGTAAGACCAGCAAGGTCAGCAGCCGTTTTAACGGTTATGTGCTTTGGTACGAACTCAGCCTCTTCAACGTAAGCAACAGTAGCAGTCGTTGATGCACCTTTTTTAGCAATGATGTCAGCCGAATAAGTAATATAGTCATCAAGCTTCATGCTCAATTCCCATTTACCCATACGAGCAAGCGCAAAGGCTTCAGTTGCAATACCGTCTTTACGGACTAATGTAAAACTTTTACCGTTGATGTTTTCGTTAATAGAAAAGGTGTGGTCAAAGACTAAGCCAGAAGCATCAGCATTTGAGGCACTTGAGACGCTACCGAAAGCACCTAGTAAGAAGTACCCAGATGTTATATCAGTTAATTTAGCTTCTAATTTACCCTCGGTATGAGTTCTAAGAACATCAGCACCGTTAGTTTTTACGATGTTACCCCATGCAGCGTTGTTAGTTGCGTAAGTTGATATAGGATTAAGCTCAAAACTTAACTGGTTAATCCACTTAGTAGCTGGTACAGCAGTACCGGCAACGGTTTCAATACCGATTCCATATTTAATTTGTCTCCCAAGTTCGGCCATTACTTTATCTCCTTTTTAACTTTAATTATTGCGTCTTCCATACTCTCAGCCTTGATAGCAACGCCAAGTTCAGGGAATGTATAGGTTTGTAATTCTTTGACTTCTTTAACTGTTGGGTTAATCGCTTTCATATGAGTTTAGGGTATCACAGATTTATCTGAACGACTTATCTATCTCACAGAATAATCTTATTTCAAGCATTAAGCCCGGGCCGTCGTTAATAGTTACTCTTGTCATCGTTCCTGGCGCAGGTCGCATTACTTCACAAGCTCGTGTAAGCCCCAGTGTAGTGCCTAAACCCTCTGACAGGTCTATAGTATGGTCGAACATATCAATAACGTCATCAAGTAGCTTATAGGCTTGAGCGAACTGGTCAGATAGGGTAACTGTTGTAGGCGTGACTAGATACATCTCAACAATATACTCAATCACTCGTCGATTCTGGCTAACTGTCGCATAATCACTGGCTGTATCAATGTAGTAATGACAAGCCGATGGATAACCAGCAAAGTCGGCCTGTTGTGATGGGGCTGCTGGTAGAACGGTTACAAAATAGTCTGTTGCCGTTAGTAAGGCTTGTACGTTGTCTTTGATTTTTGTTATGGACATTTAGATACTCCTCAATATTTTATCTACAGCTTTTTCAGCGTTACGTTCAATCTGTGGTTTAAGACTGACGTAGGTTCTGGTCATAAATGGATTGCCACCGTATGAACTGCCTCGAAGTTTAAGTGGGGCAAATGGTGACTTAGCACCGTCATGTACCCACCCCATATAAACAGCGTTAGGCTGAACGGCAGCATAAAGTGGTCTAATCGTTTGAAAGATACTATTTTGTAGGCGACCGACTAAGACCGGTACTTCTTGTTTAGCTTGTCGCTCGACTAGAGCCGATGAGGTCTCAATCCAGTTCTGTAAATGACGAGTAACTAGAGCAGGGGCTTTGTTAAAAGCAGCTCTTAGTTGGTCAGCATTAGATGTGAAAGATATGTTCATAACTTTTCTAGAGCAATCTTTTTATGTTGTAATTTACCAAAGTTATACGTGCTAACACCTTTAACCCCATAAGTTTCAGCATTGAAGATGACACGATCGCCAGCCGTTATATCAGCAGTCATTGGCATATAGCATTTGAACCCTTTAGAAAAGGCAATCCCAAACAGTTGGACTTCCTCGGCATTTATAGGCTGTATAAAACAAACACTCGAACCGACAACTGAAAAGACGTACTTAGTACCGACTAAAGCACTTCGTTCGATTGAGGCGCTATGTGGGTAGTTCATTACATTCTCCTGCTAAGTCGTGCGTATCCCTCAAGTATGCCGAGAGATTGTGGGGTTATACCTTTAATTGAATTGTCATAACTAACAGACCAATCACCGACAGATTCACTCTTATAACCGTTGACTATTTCGGTCATCGAATTAGTAGCAAGTTCTAAGGCCGCAAGTTTGATGTCGGCAGGGATTACTGTGTAACCTAGTACGCCTGTAACTGATATATTCTCATCGCCTTTATTCCAGTCGGCAGTGTTTCTAATAGCTAGGCTATCAACAGCACCTCTAGGATATAGCGAATAAGTATTGACGGCCATAATAACTTCGTCTTGTTTGACCTCAGTAATAGTGTGCATTGTTGGGATTACGACAAGTTCTTCATCATTACCATCAACGTAGATGGTTGATGGAGTTGAACCGCCAAAGGTTGTGCCGGTTTGTTTATCAATATAAGCGTCAATTGATGGGGCTAATACGCTAGTAAAATAGCTTGATTCGTTGGCCGTTAATGTTCTACCGAGCTTTGCTTCAAGGTTGGGTTGAGTAATGTATGTCATATAGTTATAAGGGTATGTTATATGAACCATTTTATCAACTTACCAGTATCTGAGTTCACCCTCTTTGCGAGCAGTTGCGGCCAATGGAATTGTATTATAGTATCCTAGACCGTGCAAAACACCACCTGCCCTAATATAAGCTACCCATTTACCACTACGCTTGTCGAATGAAACGCCCATTACACCAGATGTATTATCCTTAGGGGCTCTTCTATTCCTATTCTGCTCTGTCCTTGTAGCCCAACGGCAATTTGATGGACTATAGCCTTTATTGTTATTAACACGATCGATACTGTGCCCAGTGGTAGGTTTATCCCCCATATCGGCTAGAAAGTTGCCAAAGCTATCCCAGCGTTTACAAACCTTTATGCCTCGACCACCGTAATTGTGATAGGCTTTATTATTAATATCATGGCATCTTGACCTCATATCAGTCCATGTTTGGTAGAGCGGGCCATAATTATATGAGTAGCTAATACTATGGGCAGTAAGCCTATCATCTAAATAATGTCTACGGCAGAGACCTAACCTAAGATACTTTTGAGTTGTCATACAACCGTCTATGCTGCATTGTTTCATATTGCCTCTAACTAAAACAGCCCAGCAGTTAGAGCTACGGGGCTGTTTCAATAATCAATTGATTGTACAGTCTCTAACCTGTGTCTCTATTATAGCATAAAAAAGAACCCCTTTCGAGGCTCTCTCTTATTAGTATGGTTAGTACTAGGCAGCAGCTGTTTTCAAGATAACAAAGGCGCCCGGTAGAGGAAATCCAACATTTTCGTAGTTGGCGACCCTAAGAGCTAATTTATTTTCCTGAATTAAATTGTGTATAACAGCACCACCGTCAGTAACAGTACCACTGTCAAAGACTTGTGATTCGATAGCACCTTGCTTCAAGACAACACCGAACTGTTTGAAGTTACCGAATACAGCGTGAACTGTACTAATAGCGTCAACTGTTCCAAGTGTTTCAGCAACTACAAATGGGTAGCCGTTGAATGTACCACTCAAAGCACCAGCACTGTTTCCAGCGTTGATAGTTACAACTGGTTGACCTGTCGTATCTTCTTTAGCATCAAGCTCACCAAGTAGAGCACGTGAGAACACGTAGTTTCCACCAGCAGCAGAAGCAGAAGGTACTAAGTAAGGCATAGCCTTAACATCTTTAACAGTCAATTTAGCGACAGTTGTCATTGTTGCAGCAGCAGTCTTAGTAACTATACCAGCTTTAAGTGTAATACCACTTGAAGCGTCAGTTAAAATCAACTTTTCACGGTTCTTAGCAATTGCACGAGCAAAGCTATCACGTAGGATGGCGTAGATGTCTACAGAAGCCTGACGTAGTAGTTTCTTTGTAAGAAGTGCAATACCTGCGAACTCACGAACAGCAAGATTAACTTCACCAGTAGTTGGTTTAGTAACGGTTTTAGTTCCACCTTCAACACCGACTTCAGTCATGATGACATCAGCAGTAAGAGTTGAAATATCTAGGCTATCACCTTCAAGCAACGTAATTTCACGTAGCATGCTTGATAGTGGTGAGAAGCTAGGCAATACTGTGAAAATGTCGGCAAGCAAAGCAGCGTTAGGAACGAATGTTCCACCGTCAGCAGTTGTACCAGCATTTAAGTAAGTAGCCTTTTCGACAAGACCGGCAGCTTTAAGACTTTTCATAGCGTGTGCATTTAATTTGCTAAGTTCAGCAGTGTTGCCTGTTAGGGCAGCTGTAACTTGAGCGACAGCAAATGCTTCTTTTGTCATCGTGTCTAGTGGGTCAACAATTTCGCCTTCAACAACTTCAGCTTCACCAGCAATTTTAACAACTTCTTTTTCTTTTAATTCTTTTTCGACCTTAAGAGCGTCGATTTGTGGCTGGATAGCCTTTGTTACTTGTTCGGCAATAGCTTTTGTGACAGCTTCGTCGATTATGATTTCTTTTTCGTCCATTTAGTTAGACTCCTTAAGTTTAACTTTTAATATATGTGACAGCGTATCTGCACTTCCCTTGACCGACCGGATGTGTAGTTTGATACGGCTCTGAGTACTTTCTGTGGGATTCTGGGCTAACTCATTCAAGGTTATGCCAACGGCCACTGTCTGTGCTTTCAAAACTTCATAGACGGCTTGTAGCTCGTCTTTATTTGTCATCTTTTCAATCTCGGCAGTGATGACTTCTTCGGGTGTAGGCTCTACGACTTCGGGTACTTCTACAATAGTAGGCTCAACTTCAACAGGTGGAACGATAGGTTCTTTTACTTCTTCAACGGCTTTTAATTTAACCTTTAGTGAGGTCTCGAACTCTTCTTCGGTATAGCCTAGCGCCTTAGATGTAATCTTAGCGTTCACGTTAGCCGGTTCAGCCACAACAGAGGCTTCAACAAGTGTTGATTTAGTCCAAACAGATGCTTCACCGTCATATTCTTGAGGGTAAAAACCGATTGAGATAGAGTCGATGTAACCGCCTTTAATCTTTTTATAGACCTTGACAGCAAACTCATCTTCCATATCTATTTCACCAAGCCCCATTAACTTACCAGCTTGCTTATAAACCTTTAGCCATTTACCAATAGGCATTGACTCGCCATAAGTCTGATGGTTGTAATACATCTTGATGACTTGTCCTTTAGGGATGATAAGACCTTTAACTGAAACTATCTCACCATGACGATCTAAATCCTCGGTTGATAGGACAGCCTCAAATTGACCCTCAGGTAATTTAGCGGCTTTGTTGATTGTAAGTGTGCTGAATACTTGCGTTAATGTGTTGGCTTTAAGTTTCATAATTTCCTCGTTTAAGATAATATCTACAATTTAACCCTAATGGGCTGTAATCGGTAGACATCTTGGTCGTTTCTAAAGTTAGGGTATCACAAAACAGCAAATTACAAGTGCTTAATAATCTCTAAGCCTTTAGCCGTGACGACCTCGTAGTAGTTCATCTTGCCACAACTCTTACAGTATTTATAATCAAAACATAGATGAGTGTAGCCTAGAAACTTATTACAAGTCCGTATAGCATCAATCGGGGTCGAGCAACGTATCTCGACCGCACCCTCTGGCTTATTAAATCTGTTCATAGCTTCATATAGTTAGCACCGCCAATATTGATTGCAGGGGCGAAGTCACAAGTAATTACTGGTGCGAAGCCTGTGCCTGGTTCTATTAAGATTGGTAGCACGACTCCCTTGCGAGAGTTAGCTTCATTGTTTAAAGCGTTATACGGGATTTTTACTGTCTTAAAACCTACCTTTGAAAATCTAATTTCCCAGTTATTGAGATAGGTTCGGACATTATCATTATAGGTATGAGTGCCTTTCATAATCTTCATCGCATTAAAGTCCAGTAGTGGGATAACCCCAAGTGCGTCTGAGTAGAATCTTCGAGCGTCTACTTTCATATAAGGCATAAAACTTTGACCAGCATAGCCAGTTGGTAGCGTAATGAGTCCTTCTTCGGCTGTAATTGTCTTAAAGCCGAGTCCATCATAGGTTACTGGGGCTGTTGGTATTACTTGTGTGATATAGCCTACATATTTGAAGTCACCATATTGATGGGCTAGATAGGTCTTAGTAGGGTCGAACGTATAGACAATCTCGTTTGCGATAGCGTTCCATCCTGTGAAGTTCTTGGCTGGTAGGACTTGAATACCAGAGTTCCAGTCACCATATTTACCAGCGACAGCAGGGTCTTTGTTACCGATAGTTAGTGTCATAGCTGCATTTGAATATCCATAATACCTACCATAAATATATACAGCAGGAAGTATCTCTGTGGTCTTTACCTTAGGATACCAAGCACCACGCAAGTTTCTAACACTATTAGATACAGAGTAAACGCCTTTAGCGTAGTGAAGTTTACCAGTCTTTTTGCGGTCTGTGATTTCAGCATAGATTGGAAGCCCTGTAGTCTTATCGAAGACCTCCATAATAACATCTGCTTCTGGTAGTCCTGTAACAGCGTTTTTAATCAATGCCCCCATTTGGTATTGTAGCCAGACAGCGCCACCAGAGGGAGAAACCTCCCAGTGAATCGAGTCGGCAACTCCACTACCCAATATCTTATTAACTGTTTCAATAGAGGGATTGATTAGATGGGTAGCGTCTGTATCTGAGGCATACATATCCAGTAAGTTAGTAGGTCCAGCAGCGTGTAGGTTATAAAAACGGCTCTCTACTACTGAAGAACACCTTATAGCGTCAGACCTTGAATCCAAAATGGTCAGCCCATCAGCTTCATTGTTAGTTGCCTCTATTGCCTGTCCGCACTCGTTGAAGCTGTTGTTTTTGAAGATTACAGACATCGCAGGGGTAGAAGCCCTTAACCCCTCAAAAGCACAGCCAGATACTCTATTTTTCCCATAAACTGGAGGATTGATACCACCCCAGGTAGGTTGAATAGCATCGTTACCGAACGAAGTAGGATAGTTAGACCTACAAGTAAGTCTCATGCCAGTAATGTCGTGCTCTCCACTGATTAGATGACCAGATTGTAGGGTATCTACTGCTGCTATGAAGTTACTCATATTATGGATAATGGTCACTCCGAAACCCGAGCCGATGTCACTGTTACAATTACCACAATAAACTACGGCATTATAAAGAGAAAAGAAGCGACAAGCCTGACCAAACTCTACAGTTTCCCTGGACCAGCCAAACATAGCGTGGTCAGCTGCTGCGTCTCTCCAGTTGATATAAAGCGTCGCATTTATTTGATAACTCTTGTAACTGTTTTTGATAATAACTGCTTTTCCGCCTTGTGAGAAGTAACTTGGAGAAGCTATATTACCCCAAGCCCCAGCGACAGAAGCGTCATAGACATCATCAATTAACCAACTTACATAAAAGACATCTCCAGCGAGAGGGGCTACAATAATAGGGGTTTCAAAGGTTATAGATGAAGCAGTGTTAGTTCTGACTTTAGCATAGCGGAGTTGTGATATTCCGTCTGACTCAACAAATCGAACCCTGTCAGTAAAGAAGTAAATTACTCGGTCTTTGAACTCATTGACTATGAATGTGCCAGAAGCAAAGGTTAGGGTGTTACCACTAAGCGTATGAGTTCCAGCCACAGATACGAAGTCCTTATAGTGACCACGAACATTTATTAGTGGCATATCGACTGTTATTTCATCACAATAAGAAGATACAAGAGCAATAGTGGCAATTCCTGTATCAATGTATGTGGGCGTTGCTTTTAAGGCAAAGGCTAAATGAGTAGCTGGTAAATATGAGCCAGAGACGGTGCTTCTGAAAATATGCCAACCCGAAGCCATACCGTCAGGATTAGTTATTGCTAGTGAGCAAGACCTGTTTGTAGCGTCTGGAGTAAATGACACTTCTAGTGAGGCAGGGCCATTGAAGTGCTCATAAACAGAGGCAGCCGATGGATTACCATTACCACCCCAAGGGACTACCTTGTAATAGACAGGCACTCCAATAGACAAAGTCCCCCCAGTAGTAGGCGTGAGGGTTACCACTGGTTGCGGTAGTCGGTATAGGTCAATCTGATTAGCCATTAAGACTTCGCAAACCGAGTAGTTGTTCCATCTGGCGAAGTTACGGTGATTGTCGCCAGGGTTGCACCACTCTTTTTATAGATAATTGTTGATAAGGTTAATTTGGTTGCATCGGTAAAGCCGAGGTCTACGGTATCATACTCCCCAACTCCGAAGCCGAGTAGTTTTTTAACGGTATCCTCTTTAGATAAGGTTGAGATATTAACACCACCACTTGATACAATCTTGGTTAGTTCGTTTATGAACTTATCGCCATCACTTAATCTAACAGCTATAGCATCTTTAGGGTTAGTTGGGAAGTTAGCGATGTTTATCTTGTCTGGGTTGTTTACTTTGACTATTGGGGCTTTGACGTTGATCGCAGTGTCTTTTAATAGTAACTTCTTGAGTAAGCCTGATACTTCATCGAGGTTTATTTGGTTCTTAACGCTTACTTCATCGGTCTTATTGTCTTTGTTAGATTGGATTACTTCATTTAGCTTGATAATTACTTGGTCGAGGTTAGTAATCTTAGCTGTTAGTTCGTTTTGGACTTCAACCTTGCCGTCAAACAGTGTGGGGTTTTTAACTACAACATCTAACTGCCCGATTTCTTTCTGTTCAGGTAAGTTATAGGCAATATCAGCCCCAAGAGTTTCTAATTTGGAGTCAAAGCTAGATTTCAACTGCACTAGGTCATCGTGTAGTTGTTCTAGTGATAGGAATTGTATATCCTCGTCAGGCATATTAGTAACCAAAGTCCAATCTTGTTAGTAGTTTAGCTTTAGCACCCCATGTGCTTGTCTGCTTATGACAGTCTTTACACATAGTAATACCGTTAATAGGGTCTAGCATCTTTTCTCGAAATAGAGATACTGGTAATACGTGGTGAACCTCTAAATTACCACCGGTATTATCGCCACATTTAGTACATGTGAAATTGTCTCGTCGCATAACCAGTTTACGCCAAGCCTGATAGTCGGCTGATTTCCAATATGATTTATCTTTAGTTATTAGCTTGCGTAGTTTAAGCACTGGCACGCCAGTCTTGGCTATAGACACTTTCTTATAGACTTCCAAGTTATGTAGCTGGGGTATCTTCTTACCTATTTTATCTGGAAACCCAACTTCACTGATTCTTTGGTGAGCGTTCTTAGTTATATCACTCCCGACACGAGTACCGGTCTTGTATTCGTAATTCATTTGGCATTTAGAGCCACAATATTTTTGGTCTTTTCTAGTGCCTTTCTTAGATACACCACACTCTATGCAAGTGAACCAACGTGCGCTATGCTCTGGGATAGCTCGATACTCTATGAAGTGTTTATGGGTACAAAACAAACCGCCACTATCCCACTTAGAATACATAAACTCTACTCCACAGTGTTTACATGTAGACTTAGAAGTTTGGCAATTAGGCATTAGTCAGCCCCATCTATAATCGGAAGGAGCGCACATTTGCAATTACAATGTATCGGAGGGTGTTGTATATCTTCGTAATCATTTACTCGTGTACCACCGTTAGACCCTGTTATAGTACTACCCTTTGATACAAACGTTCCACCAAGTTGTGCGATTGAACCACTTAACGCTACACAAAACTCACATGCGCCAGGATTGTTAAAAAGTTCCTTCTTACTAACCACACCGGACTGTTTATAGCTTGCTTCGGTGATTTCATTACTGGTTTTAATAACTTCAGTTCGAGCTAAGCGTTCAATACGATAGCCTGGGGTCTTAGTGTTAAGTACGTCATCATAAATGCTGTTGATTCGTTTGCCTATTTTAGCGACAGACTCGCCCTCGGTTAAGCCCTCGGTAATCGCTTGAGCAATCTTGGCTTGAGTTTCTTCTGTAAAAGCTAATGAAGCTTTAGCGATGGAGTCAGCCACGTATTTTTTCATCACATCAGTCATTACAAAGCTTGATTCAGCACTTCCCACGAGTTCAGCCGCTAACTGCCCTTGTACGGCCGCTAATTCGATTAAGATAGGTAAGACTTCATCTGAAAGGTTCTTAGCCTCTACAGCAGCGTCAAAATGGGCATCTAATAGCTTTCTGGGTTCTAATTGGGCTAATACCATAGCCTTTTGGTCTTTTAAGACTTGATTGGACTTCTGGATAAAGGCTTGCTCGTGTTTGGTTTGAATGTCCTCGGTCTTGCTTCTGAATGATTCTTTCATTTCATAGTTGAGTTCATGCTTGTTGCTTTTGGTTCGGATTGTAACTTTGCCGATAGATTTAACAGGAGCAACTGTCTTTAATGCGCTGTCAATTACATCACCATTAGCGATTGCTCCCATTCCATAAGCTGCACGTGCTTCGTTGACTGTGAACCAACGGCCAATACCTTTATCATAAGTAGCTAGTTTTGCATCTTCATCTTCTGGCACTGGATTGCTGGAACCGATACGGAAGCTAAGACCATACCAACGGGCAACACGCTTAGATAGTTTACGGCTTAGTTTCATAAGAGCAGGTTGAGTCAAAGTAATAGTAAACAACTGCCTTGCTGTAACAGCCGAGGCTCGGTTAATATCAGTAAAGATTGCCATCATTGGCTTGCTTACACCAAACATTACCATTACATCATCACGTGAGGTGTTTTTCATCTTCTCAAAGTCAACTTCGCCAAGTGATAGTCCAGTCTTTACAAAGTCGAGGTCTGAGCCACGAACGAATCCAGTTTTACCAGCATTATCAATCCCACCATGCTGTGAAGTCCATTGTGTCTTAAATAGTTTCCAGTCATCATCATTGACTGTACCTTTAGCCACAACTACACCGGCAGGAATAGCGTTATTCTCTAGGAAGTTATTAACGTAAGTATTCACATAGCGAGCTGAACGGACGAACCACCCAGCTGACTGCATTGGGCCAGTACCACGATACGGATGTCGAGGGTCATAAATAAAGTCATGTAATACTTCGTCAATATCTAGGGCTATACGATCACCGTCTTTTTGATAGACGTAACCAGCCACTCGTTTGTTACTATCAATCATAACTGTTACGCAAGATGGGTCTAGTGTATAGATACCCATTGGCTTACTAGATTTATCACCTTTAGAAAAGTACCAGAATGACTCACCATATAGACATTGATTAACTTCATAAGCATACATTAAATCTGACAAGTCAGGTTGTCCAACTGCACCCTCAAGTACAGCGTTAAACTCGTGCATCTCATCTTTTTGCCATTTCTTATTAACTAATCGTTCAATGAATAAGTCCTGTGATGACAGCACCTCGGCTCGTATGTTGATAGCTTTCCAAGCAAAGCCTTGATACTCTTCTAAGACGTTGATATGCGCTCCACCAGTGCCTAAAAGACCACTGACAGCGGTTGCACTTAAACTATGACCAAGATTGTTGCCATTGGCTTCGTATTTGTTGATTGTGCGGCCAACTTGGGCTATAAATCTATTTATCAGACTCTTATTTTTCATATGTCTTTAGGGTATCACAAAAGGTTGTCAATTTATTCAAAGCTAAACTCTGTAACATTGCCACTAGTAACTAACTCGTAAATACCAGCCAATACATCACAAGCGTCATCGTGAGCGTTCTTTCCTTTACGTTGATAAGCCATTACCTGTGCATAGAACTCTGGGTATTTGGTCTCCCAATCATCGGGCATAAAGACGTGTTCTTGAACCCATGCACTCGATGACAAGATACGTGCTTCTTTATTAGATGTTTGGTTTTTCTCGATAAAGACGGTCTTATTACTGTCGTAGGTATCACTGATAATACGTTTAACATTTCTACCAAAGCCACGACCACCGTTATTGCTTTCGATAGTAGCCTCGTTGATACCACCTTTATAAATCATTCGGGCAGTTTCCGGTTCAGTATCTTCCATCGCCTTGTCGCTATGATAAATATCAGTTAGGTAAACATTACCATCGTGTTCTTCCCAGTTCACGCTACATAAGAAGTCAGTACCTTTATCGGCAGTATCGGTGTAATTCTTCTTAACTACTTGGCCAGCAGGGGCTTCGCTGTAGGTCTTAAAGGTATGATATAGACGGCCTTTAACATCTATCGGCTTTTGATTGTAGTTAGCCTCGACAATATCGGGGTTCATCTCTTTAGTCTTAATGTCGTAGTCTTTTCTGGTCAGTATACCGTCACAAAGCATTGAGCCGTCATCTTGGACAGCCTTAAAAGTAATGACTTCGACTAAATCGCCATAGTGTTGAATAATACGACCAGCAAGGTCATCTTTAGCCCAGCGTGTCATGATCGCAATCACTTTCCAGTTATCGCCCTCAGTACGAGACAACATAGTATTAGCCAGCCAATCGAAGTGACCGTCTAGAACTGATTGATTGTAAGCCTCGGTATCGTTTTTAATAATATCATCTAGGATTATATAGTTAGCACCGAAACCTGTAGCCGTTCCAGTGGGTGAGGTGGCTAGATAGTTGTCTTGACCACTGCCCTCTAATGCCCAGAGTGATTTACTAGCTTGGCCGTACTTTACTTTAGTCTTAGCGAATAAGTTATTATAAACTTCAACACCTTTTGAGGGTTGCTCATCAATCGTGTCTCGAACTTTACCAGCAAAGGTTGATGATAGCTTCTCATTATAAGAGCCAGTCATAACTTTTAATAATGGGTCTAAACCAAATAGCCACTCGACCAGACAAGTGCCAGTGAGCGACTTTAGAAAGCGTGGTGGCAGATTGATGACAAGGAAGCGTTTGTCGTTCTGTTCAACAAAGGCTTGGATTTTATCACAGACTTCTTTTAGATAAGTTCGTTCGTCTTTATATAGCTTTGGATAACGATATTGGCAATAGTCGTAGAAGAAACGTCTAGCGAGTTCTTTTTTAGCTTCACGTTGTACATATTCTGGTATTTCAGTCATTTATATCAGCCTTGACGTTAGATTTGTATGTTGGATTATACTGAGCCGTATATTCTCGCACCAAGTCATCAAGAATATATCATACATGAGTTATCTGTCAGCTAATTTGCGTAGTTCTTCAGCCGTCAAAGCATTGTATGGGTTGAGTGAACCATCAGGGTTGCTTATCTCTTGCTCTGTCTTATCTCGCCAACCGTAGTTATTCTTGAGGTTAAATATAGGGCCAGTGGCATTAGATCCTATCAACAAGTTTTCCCACTGTTCTTCAACTCTATCCTTGGCCGCTTTTATAGTGTCAAAAAACTCGTCACGTTTCTCATAGTTTATAAGTGTCTCTCGGCTCGTATTTAAGAAGTTAGCTAGGCCAGTAATAGTGTAATGTTTCTGATACGATACTACCCATTCTTCTTTCGATGTGGGCTTAACTGACCTATCATCTTCTAATGATTCGTACTCAGTTCCATCTTTGCGTTTCTTTGTGACGGTTATCTGGCTGTATTCGTAACTAACCTTTAACTCTGGGTGTGGGTCGCACTCATCAAAGTAAGCGTCAATCTTGAGTTGTAACTCTTTGACTGATTCAAACTTCAATGGTCTACCGCCAGCCATCTTTTATTTCTTCTTTGTCTCTTTAACGTCTTTGGTTTTGACTTGGTCTTTCGTCTCGATAAGTTCAAAAGCTTTGATGTCGTAGTTTACGCCTTCGATTTGGACTAACTCAGGTTGGCCACCCATATTATAGTAAATCTTTGCGTCTTTAATTTCTTTGTTGTCTTTCATAATTTTCATGTCGTAGCTCCTAGTTATGTTGTCTTTAGGGTATCATTTTAAACAGTATTATTCTATTTTTAGACCGTAGTGTTCAGCTATTGCCGTAGCCCATTTTTTATCGCCCTGAGCCTTTATAGTCGTAAACCATCTTGGTTCGCCACTACTATACACTTTCACTGGTTTTGTTAATATACCACCTTTAAGGTATGAGCTACTGCCTACTATCTGGGAATGTATCTTTAACTCATACATAGTAGTTGCGGTGTTATCATCCCAATACTTTCCAATTGTATAATAACTTGGTTCAGTTGTAGGTCTCTCAAATGATTCATCCGCTTTAAGTTTCATAATGCTCCTTAATTATATTCTTCAAATACTAGCTTGTCGATTTGTTGAACTGCGCTTGCGACTTGTACGCTGTTACCTCTTGATTTTCCTCCGCTAAATAAAAAGGCGTTTTGTCTGGCCACTCGCTCTCGATAATAAATACTGCTGAACTCTTTTGCTACCTCGGTTGGTGTTAGCTGTATCTGGGCTAGGTAGAATCTTAATGAGTTAGTTGTTGGTGGTAGGTGGTCTCCTTTGGCAAGGATTGATATTTTACGACCGGACTTCTTGCTGGTGTATTCCATTCTAATGTAATATCTTGAGCATAGTTTAGAGTCGGTTTCTTCGATTGTTAAGGTTGCGCCTGGGGGTACGTGGGGCTTGAATAAATTGTAGGCTTTAATAATTTCGGCTTTTTCTTTTCTACAGTCTTCTGTTTTTTTGTTTAGCACATTGGCTCACCCCATTTTTAATTTGATTATCAAGTTAAATGATCGTTGTGATTTGTTTTT